ACATTGTGAAGGATGTGTGTCATGCCATTAAATGCAATGATGACAGCTTCGAGCACCTGTTCAAAAATATGAAGGAGGAATTCTAATGTTTAAAACTTACATTGATATTTCTAGACAGAATTATATTTACTATATGGTTCACGATATTATTACGATGCGTAATGGCTGGGACGTAATAACCACTGTCACTAGACCAGATCATATAAGGATTTACTTCTCTTATAAATGGTTCCAGTACGGCAAGGTTCGAGCATTCAAAAAGGCGGTGAAAAACTATGCAAAAAGAGTCACATATTACGATCACGCATATATCCCTAGATATGTATTTGCACAAGAGACAAGACCATCTTCCGACAAACTCCAAGAATCGCTCGCAGAGTTTTCCTACACAGCCGCAGTTCAAGGAGGTATTAGATGCGGAGATATCGAAGCTATAGTCAATGACGATGGCATAGTGATAGGATATAAAAGATAAGGAGGAATTAAAATGAACGTATTAGTATGTATTGCATGTGCAACTATTGGATACCTTGTTGGTATGCGTGTCGGTAAGAACACTATGAAAATGTCTTGCCCAGGCATCATCAAAATAGCTAGGGACGAGGATAGCGAAGGGTACTATTGTGCTCTTGAGGTTAAGGGCAAAGACTCTCTTAAAGAGATGTACAATTCCGATACAGTCACATTCGAAGTTAGGCGTATGTCAGACACGCAAATAAAACAGGGCTTATAATGAGAACTTTATTGTTATAATATTGAAAGGAGTCAAATATGGCAAGAGAAGAAGGAACTGAAAACTTAAGAGAGGTATTAGAGCAAACCATTCTTGAAGAGGACAATAAACTCTTTGATGAGAAAATCGGTGATGAAAGAAACGCTATTGCCGACAATTTGGTGAACTTCTACAAGTTGAAATTAGAAGAGGATAAGCTCGCACAGGAGCACGATCTCAAAATGAAAGAGATGAGTCATAAAGAACGAGAACTCGACATTAGAGAGAAGGAACTGGAGCAGTCTAAAACTAATTCAAAATTGGAGTTGATCAAATCTGGCGTAACGTTGGCAGCATGGGCTGGTTTGAGTATAGGAGTTATGGTCTTCGAGGGTAACGGAGGTGCAATACTTAGTAAGGCGTTCCCGGGTATCTTTCCAAAGACGAAAATCTGAGAAACAAAAAGTTAAGTATAAAGGCTATGGAAACATGGCCTTTAAGCTTTTATAGAAAGGAGAGAAGAAATTGAAAAGGGAAAATAAATTCTTTATATTTTGTCTTGTAATGATCATTATACTTGGATCGTTTAGAGCATGGGAAAAATATGAGTATGCAAAGCAGCAAGAAGAAACTAACAGGATCGTAAAAGAACTCCAGAGAAAAACTGCAAAGTTAGAAGATACCTACATGGCCCCGTATCACTTTGAGCCTCCAGTTACCGTTGAAGATAATGATACGCCGGTTGTAGGATCTCCTATAGGTGAAAGAAAGTCGGTTCCAAGTCAAAATGGGTTCTTTTCATATATGGATGCTGATTGCATTAATGGTGTAGGGACGGACCAGCTTAAGATGAAAGAAGGCTATCGGCTTGACTCGTCTGGCATTTGGACATATGACGGAAGATGGTGCATTGCTGTTGGATCATATTACACAACGCATATAGGCCAATACATTGATGTTGTGCTAAAGAATGGCACAATAATAACAGGGATACTTGCCGATTGTAAGTCAGATAAAGATACTGATTCCACAAGGCGTCAAAATGCCAATGGATCGATTGTGGAATTCGTAGTGAATGAGTCTAGTCTGTCTAGTGAGGTTAAAGAGCATGGCAGTTGTGCATACGCTTACCCGAAATGGCAAAGTGAAGTAGATCATATTGATATTTATTAGGAGCTAGTCATATGGATACATTCTTATTAGCAATATTAACTGTATTTCTAGTTATGATATTCTGTGATAGGCCTAATCGCAAATAAATCATTTCGTATAATAGGAGGTGATAAAATGGGCAAAGAAACTTTATTAAAGATTGGACAGATTGGATGCACTGCATTAGCAGGATTCTTAGGAATCTATTTGACACAGTTAAGCATCGATAAAGCAGTCGATAAGAAAGTTGAGGCTTTAGAGTCAGCCGACAAAAAAGAGGATGAGGACTAATTCAGGTCCTCTACCTTTTCGCAGCATATTCAGGTATTATAATGAGAACTTTATTGTTTAGCACAGAAAGGAGTATTAAAATGAAAGAAGAAACTAAGCAGAAATTAAACGAGGCAAAAGAGTATGTTATCGATCATAAGGGTGATATTATCGCCTTTTGCGCTACGGCTGTTGTTGCATTTGCAGTTGGTCATGCTTGCGGTACTGTTATTGGAAAGTACATTAACATGACAAATGCAGAAGCATACAGAAACGGGTGGCAGAAAGGCATGAGCGATTTTTACCATCATATGCTAACCGATAACGTAGATAAACCAGAAGTAGTTAAGGCTTTAGTGGACTTTGAGGCTAAAAACACAAAATAAAATCTAAGTTAAGTCTAAAGGCTATGGAAACATGGCCTTTAAGCTTTTCTAGAAAGGAGTCAAAATGAACTGTGAACAGGTAGGATATTTTATTAAAAGAAACATGCCTACTATTTTGTCTATAGGTGCGGCTGTAGGTGTAGTAGTATCAAATATACTTACAAATAAAGCATCTATAAAAGCAACACTTAAAGTTGATGAGATTGAGAAAAAGAAGCATAGAGAGCTTACATTTATTGAAGAGGTAAAGGTTGTAGCTCCAATTTACGCTCCGTCTATTGTAGTTGGCGCTGCTACAATAGGGTGTATCTTTGGATCAAACTTTTTAAATAAGAAACAGCTCGCCGCTTTAGCAGGGGCTATGAGTCTTTTACAGGCTAACTTTAAGCGATATAGAGAAGAAGTAGTGCATGAAGTAGGACAAGAAAAGGAGGAAGAAATATGGAAGGCGACTAAAGAACCGTTAACAAAAACAGTGTCTGAGCAAGAATCAAAATTCATAGACACTACCGGATTGACATTCTTTATTGATAGCTTGACAGATGAAGGATTTTATACTGATAAAGCTACAGTAGAATCAGCTATTCTAAAACTAAATAGAAAACTGGCTTTAAGTCCAAACCAGACAGTAACGTTGAATCAATTTCGAAACGATCTTGAGTTGCATCCTACAAATTTCGGAAACATTGTGGGGTGGTCAAAGATAGATATGGACGAAAACGACAAGACCGATGAATGGATTGATATTCAGTTAGTACCATTTGAAAACAACGAAGGGTATTATCTACGATATCTTGACTTACCGCATGGGTTATTCATGGCGACTAAAACAGAGAAACGAGAAGCCAAAGGCTGGTTCAAAGATATGGAATACAGATCAAGCATGATATAGAAAGGAGAACAAAATGAGTTTTTTAAATAATTTAATTAAGGAAGCAAATAAAGTACCAGTACTTGCCGATAAAAACGCACCACTGCTCTTGATGCTTGCTGGAATTGGAGGGTTAGCAGCAACAGTAGTAAGTGCAGTCAAAGCAACTCCATTAGCAATCGACAAAATGGATGATGAGATTGCTAACAGATACGAGAGAGGAGAGATTGAGTACGAGGAACTTCCAATGTCTGTAAACAAATCTGACATGGCGTATAGATTTGAAGAACTCGGTCCAAAGCAGATCGTAAAGTCTTGCTGGAAGTGCTATGTCCCTACAGTGATTTTAGGAGCTTTAAGCATCTCTGCATTTATCGGATCATACAAAGTAAGCACAGCCAGACTTACAGCTATGACAGCAATGTATGAGTTTACAGCTAACGCATATGACAGATACCGTAGAAACGTATCTAAGGTATCTCAAAAGACAGATGTCAAAGCTACCAAAGCTGCTAGAGACGAGCGAGTAAAAGAAATCCCAGAGTCAAAGTTTGATGGTATGCCAGAAGGAAAAGAGGTTTGTATTGACCTGTATACCGGTAATGTATTCTATTCGACAAGAGAAGATATACTGCAGGCAGTTGGAAAGATAAAGGATCGATTTCTTGGCGGAGAAATGTTTATATCTCTGAACGAATTCTACGATGAAGTAAATGCAAATCATGTAGAAGTAGGAGATGACGTAGGATGGTCGCCAGACACTTACGTAGACGTTCAGTTCGACTCGACATTAAGAAACGGAAAACCATGCCTGACAATTGGATATTTTGCAAATCCTAGATTTGATTATCGTGAGTTAATGTAAGCTCGCAGAAAAATCATATATTATAATGAGAGATATACAAAAATATTTTAAGGAGGACAAAAGTATGTCAGAATTACAGAATGAGAACACAGAGGTATTAGTATCAGAGGACGTTAACACAACGCCTGCAACTGAGGAATCTAAAGGCGATTCATTAGGTAAACTTGGAATTGCTCTGATTGGCTTAGCAGCTGTCGGAACTTACACGCTTGGAAAAGCGGCAGTTAAGGGAGGCATGAAGCTGGTCGAGAAGGCAAAAGAAAAGAGAGCCGATTTGAAGAGACTGAAGGACTCTAAGGATGCGAGCTATCGTGAAGCCGAGCCTGAAGATGATGCTGACGATGAGGATCAGGATGAAACTGAAAACGAAAAGTAGTACTTAAAAGATTTGAAATCTTGAAGTCTGGGATCATGGAAACATGGTCTTAGACTTTTGTTTTAAGAAAGGAGTCAAAATGGAAAGACTTGAAAGTAACTCTATCGCAACTGGTGCTAAGGCAACAAAGAAAAAGCCTACTAAAGCCGAAGAGCGCCAGAAGATTGAAAAAGTGGTAAAAAACAGAGTAACGACTCAGAAAAAATCCCTGGGTCAAAAATTCGAAGAAACTTTTTTAAGTGAAGAAACAGGTGGCGTTGGATCGTATATATTTAATGACGTGCTTATTCCGGCATTAAAAGACACATTCGTAGACATGGTCGAAGGTGCTATCAATATGGCGTTCTATGGTGACACAAGACACAGATCACGCGGACGTAGTAGTTTTAGTCGTGGAAGTGTCGAGCGGGTATCGTATGAGGATAGATTCGATAGTCGCAGCAGACGTAAATCGGCACCTCGAGGTCGGGCTAGATATGAAATGGATAATTTAAGATTCGACTCGAGAGCAGATGCGGAAATATTGCTTGATACTTTAACTGAGTATCTTGATCAGTACGGATCAGTGTCTGTCGGTGACGTATTTGAGTCTATTGATATTCCGACACAAGCCAACGATTTCCATTATGGATGGTATGAGCTTGGAGGGGCACATATTAGAAAGTCTAGAGACGGAGGATATATATTAGAGATGCCGAGATTGGAGGAACTTGATTAATGATTAAAATTATAGAGCGAGGAACCAAGACGATTGGCGAGTGTGAAAACTGCGGTTGTAGATTCTCTTATGAGAAAAAAGATATTAAAAAAGATAAGCTTTATGCCATGGGCAAATTAAAGGCCGTTATATCTTATGTAAATTGCCCACATTGTGGAATTGCGCATAAACTAACACCAAAGAAATAAGGAGGACAGAAATGGGAGACAATGTAAATCACCCAGATCATTATAAGAATATTGCTGGGGTTGAGGCTATTGATATTCTGAATGATGTAGTTAAGGACCTTCCAGGAAAGCAGGCCGCAATGTTATGGAATACTATGAAGTATCTGCTTAGGTTTCAGAAGAAAAACTGTGTTGAGGATCTGAAGAAAGCACAGAATTATCTTCAGTATCTGATCGACGATATTGAGGCTACTCAGGATGCTGCTAAAAATATTCAAGAGAACGCCAAGCCTGAAAAAGGACCGTGCGTGATATATAAGTCTAAAATCTTAGGCTATGCAGAGGTATGCTATTCCACAGAAATGTTATGTGGAACATGTGAAAAGATTCGATTTACAAACGTGATGGCTAGGGATATGTTTGTTGAAAACTTCTATAACAAGCTTAATTCAAAAGGCTACAAGACATACTCTATCAGAGATGTTCTGTTTGATAATTGTTACATTATTCCGAGTGCAGTAGATGATTTCTGTGTAAATCTTCCGTGGAGGGACCTCTTTGAAAGATTCGACATGTTTGAAGAAGGTAGAAAGTATGCCTTAGATTTTATTTATAAGGAGAAAAAGTAAATGAAGACAGAAGAGATTTGCAGTGATGGATGATGGAACAGAAACAATGGAATATTGATCAACGAAAAGGGGGTCTTAGCTGATTATAGCTTGGACTCTTTCTTTTTTTATTTCAAATAAGGAGGACAAATAAATGAAAGCATTAGACACAGCTATAAACAGCGTATCAACAGTATTAGGTCACACTAAGGCCTGGACAAAAATGAACTCTCCGGAGATCATGTTATTTGTAGGAATCGGAGCAGGTATCGGAGCTCTTATTACAACACAGAGAGCTACTCTTAAAGTAGACTCTGTCAAAAAGGTACACGACGAGAAAAAAGAAAAGATCTTACGTACCTCATGTGAGTATAAAGAAAACCCAGACGATTTCGAGGATCCTTATACTAAAGATCGGGCAGCACAGGATTTGATTCTGTTAAAGAGAAAAACAGCATTAGAGTATGTTAAACTCTATGCAGGACCTGTAATTCTCGAGGCAGTATCTATCGGTCTTATTCTTGGATCTCATCATATTATGAAACAGCGTCAGGCAGCATTAGCAGCATCTTGTGCAGCAATTGCTAAGGCTTATCAGACATACCGTCAAAATGTAATCAATAAGTATGGTGAAGAAGTTGACCAGGAAATGCTGTACGGTTCTGAGAAGAAGACAATCAAAAAGACTGAAACAGATCCGGAGACAGGTGAGAAAAAGAAGGTAACTGAAGAGCAGGAGATTATCAGAAACTTCGGTGGCTCACCATACGCAAGACTCTTTACAAGAGAAAACTCTACTGAGTGGTTTAACGACAATCCTCAAAATGAATTTATGCTTGCACAACGTGAAAAAGAGGCAGATACCCGGTTAAAATGTGAAGGCATCCTGACACTTAATGATGTGTACCGTATGATCGGCTTGAAGCCTACTGATATTGGCTTGACACATGGTTGGAGATACAGAAGTCAGAAAGATCCAGATTATGGCAAGTTCGACAACAACGTAACGTTCATGACCAAATGGGTAATGGTGCCGAACGAAGAAACTGGTGAAGAAGAGAGAACACTGTTAATCGACTTTAACTGCGATGGCTGCATTTATGGCGAAGTATCCCAGAGATGAATTGATGAACAGATAATGTTTAGAGACGGTGTATTAGATTACCCTTGGCAGCAGTGGTGCTACTAAGGGCGGTCTAGGGCCGTAGAAAGGAGTCAAAATGAGTTTTACTTATAATAATGCGAACAATCATCCGACAGGTATAGCAACAGCTTCAATTGCGATTACTATAGCATATAACAAAGATCCAGATGCGGACTTTATCGAAACTTCACATGAAATCATGGATGCTATTTCTGAGTATTTTAAGGATCATGCAGTTTACAAGTATTGCACTGATTTGACTATGGATAGTCAGCTTAAATTCAAAGGAAAACCAGTTATAGCATATATCGGCAAGTCATGTCAAGCGGCTTCTTTAAAAGAGATGCTTAATAGTATTTATGGCGCTAATAAGTTCTATAAGGAGGCTACAGGTGTATAGATGCGATGGATGCGGTGAGCAATGTGAGGAAAACGAGCTTACAGAGCTTGAATTCTTTCATGGTATACCAATACAAAATTTGTGCAGTAAATGCCTTGCAAAGATATTTGTAAAGAAGGAGAAAAAGAAATGAAAAATGCAATACACTTAAGTAGTGGCTTGTTGATACAGTGTAAAAGAGATGCTATTAATGCAATGCTTAAACGATTTGAGGTCCTTATTAGAAGCACTGATGGTGTTTTATCTGGTAATATGATATGGGGTAAAATCTTGTACAACTTAGGCATTGACACTGAAAAAGAGATACTGGATGCTTTTGGTATCAACGATTTGGAGGCTAAAATATATGGAATCAAATCAGTGGTGCTGTATAAAGACCCTTCCACATACGAAACGTTCTTGCTGTTTAATGTCGATAATAGCGATGAAGAAGAGGTCAGCACTAGAGACGCAGCCGAAGCTTTTGCAAAAGTCTATACAAAGCTGAATTCACTTCAGGAAAAGTATGGCGTCAAAATAGACGCTACTGTTACAACTGATGGAATAAACATTGAGTCATCTAAAGATAATCTCGTGTACCGTATCATTATACCAAAACGCGTGCTTGATGATGTGGTTGACATCACAATACTAATAGAGAACACAATTGATATTGCTATAAAGAAAGTAACAGAATAGGAGGATTCTTCTATGTGCGACAAAATGAGAAAAATGTGCAACTGGACTATAACTGAACGTGATATGACTATCTTTAAACGTTGGCAGGATGGCGACAGCGTTCGTATGATAGCTATGGACGAATGTGTTTCTACGCAGAGAATATACGAGATAATCACTAAAGTACGATTATTCCGTGGCGAAGAAGTCTACAAAGATCCGTATGATCTGAGATACCTGCAGTCAATTACTCCTAGAACCAGAAAGTTCTTAGTTAAAAGGGGAGCTAAAGATATCAAAGAGTTGTCTGTATGGGTCAAGAATAACAGACTCACAACAATACCAGGTGTAGGAGAGACCATTGAAAGAAAAATACTTATTCAGCTTGATGACTTTATGCGCCAGAGACGTAAAGAAGAGCGGGATAAGAAATCCGAATAAAAGAAAATGGAGGAAATTAAAATGAAGAAAATTACTAAAGGATTATGTTTGTTACTTGCTATTGTTATATGTTTATCAGTGGTTCAGCCGATAAGTGCTAAAACTAAATACACTAAGGCTGAAAAGAATTTGGCTTATACGTTAGCTGTTTTCCAGGATAGTGAACTATTAGACCCGGACTCGTTCAAAATCAGAAAAATTAGTAGCGTTAAATATGCCCTGAACAAGGACAATTACGAAGGTTATAAGGCTTGGGGTATTCTTGACGACTACAAGACTATTACTTGGAAAGTTGATTATACAGCCTCAAACGCTTTTGGCGCAACAGTTCAGGATACTATGTATGTTACTTCTACGTGGACTTATTGCAGCGAGGATGACATGGATTTCGAAGAGTATACTGACAAAACGAACTATGCTAATAGCAGCAAGAGTAAGTCATTTGTTAAGAAAATAAAGAAGCTTACGTCAAAATACTATAAAGAATTTTAAGGAGGTAATTTATATGAGAGGATATTGCAAATGTGACTTATGTGGTGGTGTATACCACAAAGATGAAAACAAAATATACGACGGGATCACTGTATGGTGGAAAGGAAAGTCGGACCAAATGTGTTTCCCAAACGATGAGAAATTATTAGTTGCACCAGATGGCGAATATGTTACAGATATCCCAGCGAGGATGGATGTGTGTCCTGAATGCCAGGAACGATTCTACAACTGGATCAGGATGGCTAGGAATGAAGCTAAAAGTCCTAAGGATGACGACTTTCCTATGAACAAACCAGAATAATTCGCAGGAAAAACATAGCTTATAATGAGAAGAGATGCGTAATAGCACAATAGCAGTGCACTGGTATTCCCTATACCAGAGATGCGGGTTCATATCCCGTTTGCATCTCCTTTCATTTT